ATCGGCACTTAGCACCTTTGATAACAAAGGATTAAAAAAGGGTAAGAAAGAAGTATCAGCCTTTGAAAAACAAATAAAAGGATTTGGTAAAACTTTTACTAAGGTTTTTGCCGGGTATCAATTACTAGCATTTAGTAAAAAGGCTGTAATGGCATTTGCAGCTGATGAAAAGGCTGCTAAATCATTAGAGTTACAATTAAAAAATACTGGTTTCCAATTCTCTAGTCCAGATGTTGAGTATTACATAGCCAACTTACAGAAGTTATACGGCGTATTAGATGATGAACTACGCCCGGCATTTCAGACTTTGCTTACAGCTAGTGGATCAATTACTAAGAGTCAAGCAGCATTATCTACTGCCTTAAACGTATCGGCTGCAACCGGTAAAAGCGTTCAAGAGGTAAGCCAGGCTTTAGCCAAAGGCTTTACAGGGCAGACCACAGCCCTAACTAGATTAGGCGCAGGATTAAGTAAGACCACGCTAGCAAGTGGTGACATGAATAAAATCATGGCTGAGTTAGATGCAAAGTTTGCAGGTCAGGCAGCAGCTAGATTAGATACCTATGCTGGCAAAATGGATAAGTTAAAAGTTACAGCAGCAGATGCTACAGAGATTATAGGCAAAGGCTTACTAGATGCGCTGGCTAAATTAAGCGGTGATAGCACCCTAGCAACTTTCTCAGATCAAGTTAATGCTTTAGCCACTAACATTGCAAAATTAATAAGCGGTCTAGGAAGGTTTGCATCTACGCTAAAGCCAGGCAACATGGTCAAGGTAAACGGCGAGTACAGATTAAAGTCAGAGATACCTAAGTCTAACTTTAGTTACAGCTTAGGCTCTGGTGCAGGTACTGAAATAGCAAAGGCCACAGAAAAGAAAAAGATTAAAGAGGCAATTACCCTACGCACACAGGAGAATGCTTTACTAAAGAAAAAAACAGCAGTAGATGAACTACGAGATAAGTTTGATGTAGAGCGCATAGGACTAACTGCAGCTCTTAACTCTGCCACCGATGAAGAAACTAAACTACGCCTTAGATCTCAATTAGCAATCTTAGATAATAATGAGGCTTTGGCTAAAAAGTATCTGGCTGAATTAAACGCAGCGCAGGCAGTAAATCAATTAGCAATAGATGCTGCTAAAGCAGGCACAATGTTAGTAGATGGCGCAGCAGCAGCCTTTGCACGACTAGCCTTATACAATCCAGTAAGTGCTATGGCAGCAGGTCAAGGCGGCGGATTTACTAATGCTATGAGTAATGTGCCGGCAGCTGGTGTTAGCACATTTGTAGGCACACCATTTGGCCAGCAAGGTGGAAACACAGGGCCAGTTAATGTAACCCTAGAGTTAGCCCCTAACGCTGGAGAGTTTGGCCAGTTAATCTATAACTCATTTTTAATTAACCAGAGAGATGGTAAATCACAGCTGTATAACGGCGGCATCAAGGGTGGATAACTAATGGCCGTACCTACAATCAATGCGATACTAAACTTCTCTACTGGCCCAGCAACTGCTCAGGCTATGCAGATAGATATAGGCAAGATCGGTGTAAACGTATTTGCCGATGCTGTGGCCGTAATTGTAGATGTTAGTAATCAAGTTAATTATGTTAAGACTCAGCGAGGCCGTAACAGCTTGTCCGATCAATTCCAGACAGGCCAACTTACTTTACGCATCATAGATCAAAATGGTGATTTTAATCCGCTTAACCCAGGCTCGCCTTATTTTGAATTATTGACACCAATGAAAAAGGTAGAAATAACTGCTACCTACTCATCAGTAACATATCCAATATTCTCTGGCTTTATTACTTCATACGTTAATACTCAGCCGTCAGATGCTACAGAGGTAGCCTTTACAACCATCACAGCTGTAGATGCTTTCAGATTAGGCAACCTTGCACAGATCTCTACTGTCAGTAATGCGACCGCTGGAGATTTAAGTGGCACCCGCATAAATCAGATTTTGGACCAAATAGGTTGGCCAGCAACTATGCGTGATGTAGATGCAGGATTAACAACTATGCAAGCTGATCCCGGTACTGCTAGGACTTCGCTGCAGGCTATGCAAACTGTCACCGACTCAGAGTATGGTGCTTTATACGTAGATGCTACTGGCTCATTTACATTCCAAGACCGTACTGTAACTGTTACATCTATTGGTGCTACTCCTACAGTATTTGCAGATAATGGCACAGGCATTAAATATGCAAATGCAGTATGGATACTAAACGACTCTTTAGTCTTTAACTCTGCCACAGTTAGCAGGGCAGGCGGTAGCCCTCAGACAGCTAGTAATGCAGCCTCTATTGCTAAATACTTCCTACACTCATATAACCTGCAAGATCTATTGATGCAGACCGATGCAATAGCCCTAGATTATGCAAGGGCGTATGTAGCCTCACGTGCTGAGACCAGCATCCGATGCGATGCAGTAGAGCTTGATCTATACACCGAAAACTACAACTCAGGCATAATCGCAGCCCTAGACCTAGACTTCTTTGATCCGATCACAATTATCACCACTCAGCCTGGTGGATCGTTATTAGAGAAAACCCTGCAGATCTTTGGGGTAGCCAACACGATTACCCCGAATAGCTTCAAAACTGTCTTTACAACGCTAGAACCTGTCATAGATGGGTTTATAATAGGCAACATAGATTATGGTGTCATAGACCAAAGCGTACTATCTTATTAAGGAGATATAATGCCAACTTTTCCAGTAGTTACCGGTGACGTACTCACCAGTACAATCTTTAACGGCTTACCAGCCTTTACAGTACAAACTGCTAAGACAGTAGATTACACAGCTGTATCTGGTGATGAGTACCAACAGTTAATACCTATGAACAAAGCAACAGCGATAGCATTTAAGATCCCAACAGATGCTACCTTTGCATTTCCAGTAGGCACAGTTATTACAATATTAAATATTGGTGCAGGTACTTGCACAATTAGCGCAACTACTTCTGCTACTACAACAGTATTAAGTGCTGGTGCGGTTGCAGCGCAACCAACTTTAGGACAATATAAATCAGCAGCATGTATTAAAACTGCTGCTAATGCTTGGTATATCGTTGGGGCTATTGGATAACATGTTAAATATAATTGCAACAATTCCAAGCAGTATGTTTATTGCACCGCCTAGTTTAACTGTTAATTACCTTGTAGTCGCAGGTGGTGCTGGTGGTGGTTGGGGTGGCGGTGGCGCAGGTGGTTTGCGTTCAACTGTTACTGCAACTGGTGGTGGTGGTACTTTAGAAACTGCTTTATCATTAAATTTAGGCACTTCTTATACAGTTACTTGTGGTGCTGGTGGAAGCGGCAATAGTGGTTCGCCCGGCGGTGGAATAGGAAGTAACTCGGTATTTTCTAGCATTACATCAAATGGCGGCGGCGGTGGTGGATATTATGAAAGTGTTGGCAATAATGGCGGCGCAGGTGGCGGTGGTGGATTTGGTGAGCCAGGGCATGGAAGTTTTGCAGGTGGTACTGGTACTGCAAATCAAGGTTATGCAGGTGGTAGTGGTGGTAATGCTGGCGGTTCTGGAAATGGTGGCAGCGCAGGTGGCGGTGGCGCAGGTGCAGTAGGTCAAACTGTAACTACCGTAAGCTCAACTAGCAAAGCAGGAGATGGTGGCGCAGGTGTTGCAACATCTATTACAGGTTCATCTGTTACTTATGCAGGTGGTGGTGGTGGAGATGCGCAAAGTGGCACGCTTTCAGGTGTAGGTGGTTCAGGTGGCGGTGGTAATGGTGGTTTCTTAAACCCAACAACAGCCGCAACAAATGGCACAGTAAATCTTGGCGCAGGTGGTGGTGGTTATACTGGTACTGCTGGTAATGGTGGCTCAGGTGTAGTCATACTTAGATATTTAACTTCCGAAGGAACTATAACAATCGGTGCAGGATTAACAGGAACAACAGCTACAGATGGATCTCACAAAGTATCTACAATAACTGCTGGTACTGGGAATGTGAGTTGGGCATAATGGCACATTACGCATTTATTACAGACGGCATAGTTACCGAAGTTATTACAGGTATTGATGAAACAGAAACCATAGAAGGTTTAGATACTGAAACTTGGTATGGAAACTTTAGAGGTCAAACTTGTAAGCGCACAAGTTACAACGGCAATATTAGATTTAATTATGCTGGTATTGGTTATACCTATGATGAGGTGAGAGATGGTTTTATACCGCCTAAGTGCCATGATGAGGCTGTTCTCAATGACAAGTGCCTATGGGATTGCACAAATGCAGATCATGACCCCCTGGCTTTCTAAAGCTGCTAAGCAGTTAAGAGATCAAGTTGATACCTGGTATCCAGATCGGGATACTGCCAGCGATGGGTGGGTGGGTGATAGTCGCCATGCCACTACCAAATCAGATCATAACCCAGACACCGATGGGTGTGTACGAGCCATTGATATTGATACTGACTTGGCTAAGCAAAAAGGGCTCAGCGTATATCTTAGTGACCAGATCAGAGAGTGCGGCAAAACCGATAAACGCATATCTTATGTAATCCATAACTCACGCATAGCCAGTAGTAAAAAGGGTTGGGCTTGGCGGCCATACAAAGGCTTTAACAAACATGAGCACCACATGCATATCAGCTTTACAAAGTTAGGCGATTACAACGCTACACCGTTCGACATACCACTAATAGGGGGCAAGATATGAAGCTAAGTAAGAAGCAGAAGGCAATACTAAAATCATACTTTAGAGGTGTGCTGGTATCGCTATTAACATTCTTGACCAGTAATGAGTTAGGACTTGACCCAGCCGTATCTGTGATCGTTGCAGCATTAGCCGGGCCAGCAGCTAGGGCTTTAGATAAATCCGATAGTGCCTATGGCCTCGGTGCAGATGAAGCATGACACCTGGAGAATGGGCTGGCTTTGGCGCTGGCGTATGCGCCGTGCTGTCAGCCGTTGTAGTCGGGTTACGTTTCTTAGTTAGAGGCTGGCTTAATGAGTTGCGCCCTAATGGTGGTACTAGCATGAAGGATCAATTAACACGATTAGAGTCGCGTGTTGATGATCTCTTTATTTTAATTAGTAAGCGATAATTTAATTATGGCTAACACACGCAAACGTAAAAAAATCAATAGACGTGTAGTGCGTAAATCACCTGACCCATTATCTAAACTTGATGTCTTTATGATTACTAAGCATGAGATCTACAGGGCTGCTAAAAAGGCTGGCTTTAGTAATGAGGTTGCTTGGTTTTTTATGCAAGAAAAG